GTATTTGGGCGCAAGCGGAAACATACTCGGCGAGCCTAATGCCTTATCAATAACTGACGTAATATGGTACGGAGGTGTATGCACTAGCGGTGAATATGATTTGCCAGCTAGTCATTTAGTAAATATTGGCCGCATTGCACCATGTATTGTCACAATGAACTACATAGCCTATGCCCAATCAATTTACGATAATACACTTAACATCAAAGACATATTATCTGCAACGGACATCCTTGCCTCTGTACTTGGATCAAAAATCACGATCCAACCACAAATTGCAATCGCTAATAGCAACGGAGTTTATGGCGCTTGGCAAAACTTTATAACAGGGACATATAACGCTCAATATTTTAAAGCAAGATTGCTTGTCACATCTTCAGATACCGCTGTGACAACACTCATCCCCCAATTTACTTTTTCAGTAGATGTTCCGGATCGTATTGATTCTTACCAGAGCATAACATCTAGCACAACCACCACCTCACTAACTTACACATCGCCATTTAATGGCGGAAATGGCGCTTCTAGCGTTCCGACCGTTCAAACAACAATTGTAAATGCGGCATCGGGTGATGTTGTAGTGCTCAGTAATGTTACAGCAACTGGATTGAGTTTAGACGTATATAACGGCGGTTCTCGTGTAATAAGAACCGTCAACATTCAAGCCCAAGGCTATTAAATAGAGAAAGGAAAGCTATGAAAGATATTTCAATCCCGGTAACAGGAGTTCTATCTGGACTAACTCTAGTCCAGGATGTGAACTCTGGTTTTACAGTATTGCAAGCAAGTATTGGCGGGTTTTTATCTAAAAATGTGGCAGGAAATACTAACGTTACGTTGACAGCAGATGAGGCTAACACCAAACTTATTCAGTTATCAGGTGCACTTACAGGAAACATCAGCGTCATTATGCCCGCCAGCTCGATGGATTGGGTGATTAAAAATGCAACTACTGGAAATTACACCATCACTGTAATTGCTCAAGGTGGCGCAGGGGTTGCTGTACCACAAGGCCAAGCAATGAACCTATGGAGCGATGGTACAAATGTTTATTTAGCACAAAACACAAACTATCTTGGCCTGGGGGGCGGCACTTTAACAGGCGCATTAAATGAAGCTCAGGGCGCTGATATTGCATCATCCGCCACTGTCAACTTGACAACTGCGACAGGTAACTACGTCAATATTACTGGCACAACGGCAATTACGGGAATTACGCTTGCTCAAGGCGCCGAACGCACAGTTGTATTTAAAGGTGCTTTGACGTTAACGGCAGGCGCTAACTTAATCTTACCGAGTTCAGGAAACATCACAACAGCAGCGGGTGACACTGCGATATTCCGAGGTGAAGCATCTGGCGTTGTACGCTGTGTCGTGTATCAGGTAGCATCAGCCGTAGTAACTGCATCTGGCATCTTTACGCGTACTGACCCAACTTCCGTGGTATTTACCGCTACAGGTGCTGGTACGATTAGCATTAAAGCTGGCACAAAAATCGCAGTCGGCAATAACTTAGTCACATACAGCACGGCAACAGCGGTTTCAATGCCGACATTAACAGCGGGTACAGATTACATTGTTTGGGTAAAAGATGATGGCACGATTCAAGCAACATCAGATTACATCAATGCTCCAGCAACAGGAAACTGGCGCAAGATTGGCGGATTCCACTACGCGCCAGGCGGAAATGCCACGGCACAAACTGGCGGCAATACAACGCCAGCAATCAACCCATACAGCCTTTGGGACTTAAAATTCCGTCCAGCCTGTTCAGATCCACGTGGCATGACTTTAGTTGCTGGCGGTTTCTGGGCGGATATTTATCTCACCAATACCAATCCAGACGTTAATGGTACCTCAAAATATAACGTCACCATGGCAGATGGCGCAAGCCCTTCTAAAGTACCTTCAGCTTTTGGCGGTAACGGCACGACAGCTTACACCTCATTAACTTGGTTTGAAGCAAGTGAAATTTCAAGCGCATACGGCAAACGCTTATTGACGCAGCGCGAATTTATGGCAGCCGCTTACGGAACAACGGAAGCTTCGGCCATCGGAACTGACCAGGTAAGTACGATTTTAAATGCGGCCTACACTTCAAAATGGGGTGTGATGCAGGCCACTGGCATATTGTGGGTATGGGGAGATGATCGTGGTGGCCCTTATGCTGGCACTACATGGAATGCCAATACTAATGGGCGCGGATCTGAATACAACGCGCCAAACGCGGTCCTCTTGGGCGGCAACTGGAGCGGTGGTTCTATCTGCGGTTCACGTTGCTCGTATTGGGACTTCGCTGCATGGAATTCGAACAACACCGTTGGGGTGCGCTGCGCGTGTGACCACCTGTTACTTGACTAAAGAGGGCGAAAGCCCTCGGATAAGGTTTAAATGGAAGTTATTAAAGAGCCTGTGGTCAATTACAGCCAAATGGCCATTATGGAAAAGTATGAAACCATCGTGGCTTATTTATATCCGATTGCACAATCCATGCCTAGAAAACATGGGGTTGCAAGGGATATGTTTTTAAGGTGTTTATTTGGGCAGGCCGAACTGTTTTATGAAGCAGGGAAGTCTAATCAAGTAAATAAACTTTACATCGCAGATGCCAATTTGGCACAACTGCGATTCTGGTTGCGATTTTTAGTGAAGCCGAGTACACGGGGCATTTCTCCTCACCAGCACAAAGTAGTTTTAACAATGCTTTCGGAGGTGGGGGCTATGCTAGGGTCATGGATAGCTAATCGCAAAGGTTGAGATGGGCAAAGGCGCGGTCATCTTGGGCGGCAACTGGAACAATGGTTCTAACTGCGGTTCACGTTGCTCGAATTGGAACAACGCTGCATCGAATTCGAACAACAACATTGGGGTGCGCTGCGCGTGTGACGATATTAGTTTGGCGCTATATAAATGCTACGGCTTTATATGCCGACCTTTAGGATTATGGTCAGCCGTTTCAACCTGCTTCGGCGAATACATTACTTGGTCTAGGATGCCCCTAGTATCATTGAGAACGGGGCTATTAGCATGAATTCTTACAACAATCTGATTGAGCGCATTGCAGACATCAATAATCTACGTGAAGCATACCGCAAAACATCTAATGCGAAACGTAGAACATTTGGTTATTTGGAATTCAAGGAGTTTAAGGAGCTTAATTTAGATGCTATCCGTGAAGAGTTATTGGATGGAGGTTACAAGATTGGCGGCTATCGAGAGTTTTATGTGTACGAGCCAAAACCAAGGCTTGTTTCTGCGCTCGACTTTAAAGATAGATTGATACAACACGCATTAGTGAGTGTGATTGAACCAATCTTTGAGGCAACATTTTTACCAAATGTATTTGCCTGTCGCAAAGGATTAGGTACGCATGCTGGCGTTAAATATATTCAATCTGAATTAAGGCGAGAGCCAAAGCCGCTGTATTACTTAAAAACGGATTACAGTAAGTTTTTTCCAAGCGTGAATCATAATATTTTGCTTGAGCAAATTCATCGCAAAATTTCGTGCAAAGCAACGCTGAAATTGATTGAAGAGATTATCAAGCCAGATGTAATCGGTATTCCAATTGGCAGTTTAACCAGCCAATTATTTGCTAATGTTTACGGCACGATGATTGATAATTATGTTCACCATACGCTCAAATATCGTAGATGGGCGAGATATATGGATGACATTGTTATTCTTGACCATGATTTACAAAAGTTACGTGATGACTTTTTGAAAATTGAAGCATTTTCAGAAGAAAAAATGGGAATGCGCATCAGTAAGTGGCACGCGCAATCGGTCAAGAAGGGTGTTAATTTTTTAGGTTACAGGATATGGGAAACCCATAAGCTTTTGCGCAAAAATAGCGTTACTCGCGCAAAAAGAAAAGTTAAGTTTTATACAGAAACTAATAACCGTTTGGCACTAGATAAGTTTTTAGCGGCTTGGCGAGGTCATGCGAGCTGGGCAAATACAAAACATTTAATTAAATGGATGGAGATTAATTATGCAAGTAGTTATCAATACACGTGAAGATTTAGACGCAATTGAAGGGACGCCTGAACATGATTTATTTATGCAGTTTTTAAAAGGGTCGATGATACAAAAGCGTGACGTGCAAATTTACCCTGAAAATTATAATCAGCCAGATTACCAAGGTCAAAAACTCGACCCAATATGGAATGACGATGAGGATTTAAGCACAATTCAACGTTTTGGATTTACAAAAAAAGATTTTCAATAAACTGATTTTTATAAGAGTGAGCAATAAGCCGCTTTGTGCGGCTTTTTTTACGTCCAAATCAAAGGGGAAGAAATGACAGAACCAGCTAGCCATGCCACGGCTGTTGTGACCGCAGCCGCTACTGCCACAGTCACAGGATCAATGTTCGGGATCGAGTATCTTTATTTGATGTGGGGATTTGTCGGCGGTGTGACCGCATTGATTTATCTACCGCAATTTAGCAAATGGTGGCAGACAGCTGCGAGCGTGACAGGCGCCACCGTATTGGGCGGCGTGATGTCGCCGATTAGTATTGTGACAGTCGTTCATTTTGCCCCATGGCTGGACGGAACGATCATTTTATTAAAGGTTGTTGTAGCTTTTCTGATTGGATTATTAGCCCAAAAGGGAGTTCCGTCATTGTTCAGATACCTGGAGAGCAAGGGGAGCACGGCATGATGAATCTCATCTTTTACATCAGCCTGATTGCCCTGGTAATCGCTATTGTATTTAAGGCAAATGCCATGAGTCATGAAACTAATAATTATATTAAAGCAGCTGTTCTACTATTCGCAATGGCATCAAGTGGTGCCATTGTAATAAGTCTGAGTACACATCTACCATCAGATATTCAAGCGATTGTTAGTTTGAATGCCATTGCTTCAGCACTTTGGTTATTTATTGATGGCCGCAATCCATGGGTGATGAAATGAAGTTGCATCTAAAGCGAGTAAGTTTTACCAGTAATAGTACGATAGGGGAGCTTAGTATCGATAACGTATTTGAATGCTATACGCTTGAAGATATGGTTCGCCAGGTAGAAGGCCAACCTGTCGCGCAATGGAAAATTCCAAACTTCACAGCAATTCCACGCGGCACTTATCCCGTAATTATCAATTATTCACCGCATTTTGAGTGTGACATGCCTTTGCTTTTGAACGTGCAAGGGTATGAGGGTGTGCGTATTCATGTTGGCAATACTGACAAAGATACAGATGGCTGCATTTTAGTTGGCGCAACACAAGGCAAAGACTTTATTGGTCACAGCCGAGATGAGTTTGCAAAGCTATTCCTAAAGATTAAGACCGCGATTGCTAGTGGCGATAGCGTT